ACCCCAATATCGTGAAGTCCCTCATTTTGAAGACCGGTAAGAAGGCCTACAAAATGTATGTTCCGGGCAAGAGCCCATACACTGGCACGAAAAAAACTATGTCAGCCGGAACATACCGTAACCGATTCAACAAGGACGTATCCATCGTCATCCTCGACAACGGACCCGATGTGTCGCACAACATCATCGACCAGCTCGCCAACGGCACTTTTGTAATCGTGCTTGAGAACAAATTCCCAGGCTCGGATAACAAGAACACTTTCGAGATCTATGGACTCGAAGCCGGCCTTACCGCGACTGCGCTCGACGATGATAAGTATTCTGACGACACCGAAGGCGGTTGGCTTGCAACCCTCCAGGAAGAGAATGCCCCGACTTCAGGCATCTTTTTGTTCGGCGAAAGTCTGTCAGCAACTCGCACCGCCCTTGAATCTCTCGTTAGCGGCTCATAATCTGCCAAGTAATGAGAAGCTACGAAGATACAATGTTACAATTGTCCGAAATGAAAAGCCGTTTCCATATCGGCTTTTCATCTTCAGACAGATTGCTTTTGGATTCGTTACATCGGTTATTGTTTGGTAAAGACATTACCAACTCTGGCTGTAGTGACTGTTATCGTGACGCTTATGTCATAATTGTCAACCATCTTAAAAAATCCAAAACTATGCCCGAAAAGTCCAATTACGTGCTCAAAGCTGGCGCCATCATACACCCGGCCGGCACGTCAAGGTTCTATGCCAACCCTATACCCGATGAGGTTGCAGAAGAACACCTTAGCAAATTCCCCAGTGAGGTTAACAAGTTCGCCCATCTTCCTTCGGATTGGGAAGCACGTGTTGCCGCATTCAAGGCTCGCCAGCAGGCACTGGCTAAAAATAAGGCCGAAGAGTTCAAAGACGAAGTGCCAGCAATTTCTACCGATGATGCCGAGAGAATCAAAACTCTCGAAGTGCAGCTTGCCAAGGCGCATGAGGCTCTGAAACAATCTGATTTTCTCCGCGATGAAGCCGAGGAGAAAATCAGATTGCTCGAATTGGAAAAATCTCAGCTCGAGCAAGTAAATGAAGACCTCAGCGCCGCGCTCGAAGGACAGACCGTAACTGATAGCGAGAATGTTGAGTCCGATGAATTGACTCAGGTTCGCATGGAACTGGAAACCACAAAAACAGAGCTCGAATCCGCCAACGAGGAAATCGCTACCCTCAAGAGCGAGAACCGCGCTCTTAAGGCCGCTAACACCCGGCTCAAAAACAACGGTGCTAAGGACACCGAGTAATATCCGCACTCGATGAATATAACTAACGTCAAACGTTCTCCCAAGCGTCTCACAACCGCCTACTGGAGCACTCTCAATATCCAGGCATACGGTAAGGATAATCTCTATCCTCAGCGTATGCTTGACTTGATATTGAATAGTCCGACAGGTGGAGGATGTTGCGATCGTTATCAAACATTCATCGAGGGAAACGGCCTCAACGATACTAAATTCGCCGAGTATGTGGTAAACCGTGCTGAAGATACAGTGGATGACATCTTCCGACTTATAGCACAAGATATGGCTCAATTCCACGGTTTCGCTCTGCACGTTAACTATAATCTTGCGTGTGAGGTCGTGGAACTGCACCATATCCCATTCCAAAACTGTCGACTCGAAGAGGAAACAGAAAACGGTAGCGTCATATTCATCAACGTACACCCTGACTGGACCGGCCATAAGACCCGCAAGGGTAACAAAATCCTTGTAGACAAAAAGCACATCGACAAAATCTACACCTTCAATCCCATTAAGGAAGTAATTCTGGCACAGATTGTGGAATCTGGTGGCATAGACAAATACAAGGGCCAGATTCTATGGTTCTCCATGGACGGCCGATTCGAATATCCCAAACCCATCTACGATAAGGTAGTTACCAATTTATCCACCGACGAGGGGCTCGACAACGTGAAGTACCGCAACACGCGCAACAACTTCCTGATGTCAGGTATGCTCATGCACAAAAAGGGAGTGGCGACCGGACTTGACGATGATGGAGACTCCCACCAAGATTCCACGCTTGATGATGTTGACTTCGCACAGAGCCTCGACGCTTTTCAGGGCGATGTAAATGCGTGCTCAATCATAGACGTAACCTACAACTCGGAGGAAGACAAGCCGGAGTTCGTGCCTTTTGAGTCCACGAATTTCGACGATAAATTCGACTCTACCGAAAAGAGTGTAACGGAGAGAATTTACTCTGCTTTTGGCCAGGAACCGTGGTACCTTATTCGCACCGGCAAAACCGGGTGGAGTGGAACCGCCGTGCAGGAGGCATACGAATACTACAATTCCTATGTCGCGAAAGAGCGACGAGCCATTTCAAGAGAACTGAAGAAAATATTCGACCACTGGTTCGAGGAAGTCAACCCCAGCGGGGATTACTCCGTCCAGCCTTTGGTCTATGTTACCAATCAATCCAACGCAAGTAATGGAGCACATAATAAGCCCTGATGAGGTCGTGGAGCTCGGCCGCCCAATCGGGAAAGTCGAAGAAGCCAAATTGCTCGCCTATATCACCGAAGCCGAACAGATGAACATCAAACCGGCACTTGGTGACGGACTGTTTCTAAGCATTTTGGCCGAGGGAGAAGACAACGACCTCTATAAAGTACTGCTGAATGGCGGCACTTACAAAGACCGGAATGACTGTATTCGCTCATTCGTGGGATTGAAAGTAACCATATCCTACTATGTCTACGCGCAGAACGTCATGACTGGCGATTTCCAGAGCACGAGGTTCGGCACCGTAGTCAAGCAGGGCGATTACTCACGCGAGATATCCAGCAAAGAGAGGTCGGACTGCTACAACAACGCTTTGGAAGTAGCGCACCATTACCTTCAGGAGTGCGTGGCATACTGCAAAGCCAAGAGCCTTTTCAAATCGAATAAATCCCGCCGTGTGGTTTCCACGGGCGGATGCACCATACGCAAAATCGGAAACTAAATCAATCTGACAATGGGTCTGAATAATAAAACCAATCTCAAAAGTCAGGCCGACCTTATCAGATATGAGGACGGCGAGGGAAAAAATACAGCTGAACGTGTCGGCAAGGTAATTGCCGAGATTATCACAAATGCCGATCTGTCTCTAACGACAGAGACTACCGAGCGCGTTGCAACGGATAATGCGCTCCAGCAGAGTGTGACGATAGCATCAAACACCGCAACTACGGCCTACAATGAGGCTAAAGACGCTAAGACCAAAGTCTCGGCGGCTCAGTCAACAGCCAATGATGCCAAAACAACTGCTAATGCGGCAAAAGCTGTTACAGATACGAAAGGACGCCCGGGTGGTCTTGCAACACTTGACTCCGATGGGAAAGTGCCGGCGAATCAACTTCCAGGATATGTTGACGATGTAGTTGAGTTCAATGCCACAGTAAGTGGCGTAACATCCCAAATGGCATCAAGTGCACATAAATCAACTGATGCCGGATGTATGGTAGTGTATGACACAGACCATGATACATTTATACTCGCTGTATCCAAAATTGCCATATCCGATGCAACCGAATGGAGCGCCGTAAAGCGTCCGATTAAGGGCTCCAATATTGCCACTTCAGACTTAGAAGTAGGAGAGGTACAGAAACTCAATGTCACTGATTATTGGCAAATAAACGACGGCAGCGCAATTCTGCGTCCATCACAGTTTACTTATTACAACAACTGGCTTGATGGAGACTCTTTCGGAGAGGGAACGCTGAATGGTCGCGTACCCGAAGCCGGGAAAATCTACACCTGCACCTCAAACAACAAGACTTTCCGTTGGAGTGGTTCGGAACTCGTTACAATCGGCTCTGACCTCGCGCTTGGTCGCACGGCCAGCACAGCTTTTCCCGGAGATGCAGGTGCACAGCTCGAAGAAACGGTTAGCAATTACGGTAACTTGATTATTCAAAACGAAAGCCATATCAATAGCATTGGCATTCTTCCCTGCGACGGCCAATGGGACGGCAAAGGAACCGCTCCAACGTCAGGTGTATGGCTTATTCCAAGCGAAGCGTATGAAAACGCCGTATGCTTTGAATCTTACGGTAATACCGATTTCTATGGCTATGCCCCCGAAGTCTACAATTCTGACGAGCAATACAATCTAGGCTACATCTACCGTATCGGGGACGGATTATTCCGCATAGTCAATAACAAATTAGAGTCAATATCCGGCTCCGCTGTTGGCAATACCTACAATGCAACGGTCGAGATACCACTGCCTGCCGGAGAATATTACTCTGACATCATGGCCGAGACTCAGACCCATAATGTGCTCCTTGCTGTATACAATGAGGACAAAGCCTCTCTCGGCCTGACAGTAACTTTCGCCATTGGCCCGAGCTCTTGGAAAACTTATCAGTACATCGGCCCGAACACCACTGGACCGCAATTCCTTAATGTCCACAACTGGATTGACATGGCAGGCATGTCGGCCGGGGCAGAAGCTATAATAAATGTCGATGCCCTCTGTCCTCGTAAGGTGGCCGGATATTATGACAAAAGTAGCGCCATTGACGCTATCCTCGAATTGCAGAACGCTTCGGGCATCAAGTATGCCAAGAGCGGTCTTGTCATCACATTCCGCACCGGCGAATACATATGGGAAGCCTACCAGTTCACAGGCGAGGTGTCCGATTTCTCGAACAAAGACCTTTGGAAGCAGTTTGGTGGAGGTGGAACAGTAAAGACTTCTGCAACTCCTGAAAAAGACGGCAAGGACGCATTCTCTACGGGCGGTGCATACGATATGCAACAGAACGCATTCGACCACCTCGATGTAGACCAGGATGCTGAGAACCACATCATCAAAGCCATCAACAAGCTCGGCAACGAAATGGGTACGCCAATTTCCATTCCGAAAAGTACGGGTAGTGGCTCTGTGTCCGGCTCATCGCTTAATATTTATCTGGAAAATCCGGCAGTATATGCTGCATTTGGCTCCGAAATATCAGTGCGCGCCTCTATAAAGTCCGTAACATTCGACGGTCAGGGTAGCAATGTCACCGAAGTTCTCGGCGTGATCCGCCGTTTGGAAATCATCGATGCGACTTCCGGACTCACCTTATGGAGCGAGGCTATAAACCAAAATTCTTCCACAAGTCCGACGAATTACTCGTTCAAATACGACTTTACGCCGTATTTTTCCGAAGCGTCGGCCCGCGACTTCACAATCGCAGCCTACGATGCTGAAGGGAACGTTAAACGGCGTACCATTACTGTTACTGCCGTCGATGTAACATGCACCTCGGTCCAGACGCTGAACTATACTACCGGCTCCGTGCTTGAAGTTGGCGGGTCTACCAAGAACCTGCTGATGTATAAGTTCGCCAACAATGTATCGAAGCTCGGTGTAAAGGTTACGACAGAAATGTTCTTCAACGGAGAGTGGAAGAAACTCGGTGAGTCTGTCATTACCGATAGTTACTCACATTCAATCGCCATCGACCCCTATAACGTGTTCGGTGGTAACGAAAGACTGGGCCACGGCTCTTATGCAATCCGCATATCCGGAGAGGATGTAGCTTCCGGCGTGAAAGGTAACGTGATTTACAGTTCGATTATGTGTGTGGATTCCAAGTCCACACAACCGATTGTATCCATTCGTTACAACGACAATAACAACGGCACTATTCGCCTCTATGACAATCTCGAAGTCGAAGTTGCCGCATATACGCCTGGCAAGACCTCAACAGCGGCTTCAGTATACATCGATGGCGTAGAGGTCATATCTACAGACTTAGGCACCTCTCAAACTCAGATTGTCAGGAAGCAGATTCAAGGTTACGATACCGATGGCTCAGACACAATCGCGTTCTATGCCAAGAGCGGAAACAATCAGTCCAACCCAATTACCGTGACCGTGGTTGGATCCGCAATCTCCGCTATCATCAAGGAGGGCGCATTGTTCGGTTTTGATTTCGCTTCTCGTTCCAACGCCGAAACAGACCACACAATCGCCAACAACGGCTATACGATGCAGGTCAACGGCTCCAACTGGTCGTCAAATGGTTTTGTCAAGTATCTCGACGAAATGAGCCTCCGCATCGCCGAGAACGTTACAGCCAAGATTCCTTACGCGCCATTCGGCACAGCTGCCACGGAGCGCACAAACGGTATGGCTTTCCAGTTCGCCTTTGCCACAAACAACATCAAGGACGATGAGGCCAAGCTGATGGAGTGCTACGATCCGGATTCGGGCGCAGGCTTCTACATCTGCGGTAACAAAGCCGTGCTGTTCTGTAAAAATGGTACGCCATCCGTCGTAACTCGCCCGTTCAAATGCGGCGAGAAACATACCGTTGCGATTGTAGTAGAGCCCTCAACCATAACGGTAAAACGTGGCTCTACCGATTACTCCACTATCAAGCTGTATTTTGACGGAGAGGAAGCAGGAGCTATCGGCTACATCGCAAACTCCGGTGCTATCCTCAATCAGAAACATATTGATTTCAACGGTACGGACGGCGACTTCTACCTCTATTATACACTGGTCTATGGCAGCTACTATGAGTGGGCGCAGGCTTTCCAAAACTACCTCTGCAAGCTGACCAACACAGACGAAATGATTAAAGAGTTCTCCGATGAAGATGTTCTCGATAATCAGAACCGTCCTTCAATGGATAAGTTCAAGGAGAAGGGAATCCCATACTATGTAGTAGTCGCGCCGCAGGCCACTTTTGACACATTCGACGGGGACATCGACACATCGACCAAATTCGAGTGTACGCTGTTCTACTTCGATCCTGCAAGACCTTGGAGGTCGTTCAAAGCAGAACATGTTCAGTGGCGCCGCCAAGGTACTACATCAGCCAAGCGTCCCATCAAGAACGACCGCTTCTATTTGCGCAAGAACAAAGGGTGGAAAATCACACCTCTCAATCCTGACTACACTAATGAAGACGCGCTCAAGACATACGAGCTGTTTGAAATCGGCTACATTCGTGTCGGCTTGAACACTATTCCCGTCGCCATTATCACAGTCAAAGTGGACTACTCTGACTCCTCGATGGCGAACGACTGCGGTGTTTGTGATATGATGAATGCCACATTCCGCGCTCTCGGCTCGGACTACATTACTCCGGCCCAGCGTGCTTTCGATGGCACATGGTCCAAGAGCAGCGTAACTGTGACCGGGCTTCAGATGAATCACTCGACCGCCAATCATCCTATCGCGGCTTTCCGTGCTACTAACGACTCGCTCAGCGACGCGTGGTTCCATGCCCGTGGCAACTGGAAAGAGGATAAAGGCGAGCAGGTGGCGCTTGGCTTCAAGGATACACCCGGCTACAACCTGGGCTGCCGTAACTATGGTGATTTCGTGGAGTTCTTCGGAAAAGCTACTTTCAATGCCGCCGGCAAATTTGTAAGTCAGGAATCGCTGACAGAAATCATGGCCCGCTTCAAGACCACCGAGGGCCTTGATACGAGCAAATTATATCTGCTGTCGCAGTATTGCGGCCGCGACTACGTCTTCATGCGTTACAGCGGTGGAGAATGGGCCCGCGCGACCGGTTCAATGAAGCAAGTAAACGGCAAATGGGTTATTCAAGGCGATGTCCTTAATCCCGTCAGCGGCTACGAGCTGATTACTTACGACGCAATGGACTGGTTCATGGGTGTAGGCTCTATCGATGATATGATGGCTCCAGTCGCTACACAATCTTCGTGGGTTTCAAAACTGAATTTAGGTCAGCCGACTTATCCCGCGTGGACACAGTATTTTGAGTGCATGGTGGACGACGACCAACTGCAAGAGGATCTCGCAATGGGTCGTAAAGTGCCTTATGAACTGTTCAATGTACTCAAATTCTGTGACTCGTGTGACTACTCCAAAGCTGCTCTCGCCGCAACGTGGAAGAGCATATGGAAACAGAACGCATGGAAGTATATGAGCATCCAGTCGCTTATCGCTTACTATACGTTCACCGACTACCTCGCCGCTGTGGACCAGCAGGCGAAGAATATGCAACCGATGTTCTTCCTTGAGGATGGCTGTTGGGTTGAGAATGGTGTCTATCATTCGCCCTCCACAATGGAGCCAGTCAGAATGTATTTAAATAAGGTTTACGACTGTGATACCTGCAATGGTAAGGATAACGATGGCGGCAATACCATTCCTGCTGAGCTCGATCCTGCTGAAGACGACAAGTGCTATGCCGGCCGTGGTTCAATTCTTTGGAACAACCTCCGCCGTTGCGACAACCAGGAAATGGTGGCCGATGCCAGCGGCAATACACTCACGCTTCCCGGCATCGTGGCAACAATGCGCAATCTCCCCGAGATTGAAGGTATCGGTGCCGGACCGTTCTCCCCGAAAGGCGCCCTCTATTACTTCGTCCAAAAGCGCATATTGTTCTGGCCGAAGGTCGTCTGCACATACGACTGCGAAAGCAAGTATATACGCTACTCTGAGAAATATACGGACATCTACTACTATGCCCTGCACGGTTCCGGCCGTCAGGCCCTGCCTCGCTTTATCGAGCAGCGTTGGCGCATTCGCGACGGCTACTATCAGACTGGCGATTTCAAGGACGCAAGCCATGTCCTCGGAGGCCGTATCGGAGCCAAGACCGGAGCTGTAATCAAATTCCGTGCCGGCAAATCCGGTTACTACGGTATCGGTAACGATGGTGGCAACGTAACGCAGGGTATGTATCTGAAAGCCGGAGAATATGGTACATTTACCAACTTCCAGCACGGCGACAATATCCTCCTTTACATCTATCAGGCCGACCAGATGAGCGAGATTGACCTCTCGCAGATTTCACTCGACCCGAACTTCCAGTTCTCGATGATGAAGCTTGCTGAGAAGATTGTGATTGGCTCTACCAACCACCGTCAGTCGTGGTGTCTGTCTCCTGGAAATACAGGCTTCCTTACTAACATGAACCTCGGCGACCTGCCGTTCCTCACTCACCTTGATATCCGGACCACCGAAGTTACGGCTGTAAATGCGTCCCGCTGTCCTCGTCTGGAGTCCGTACTTGCATCGGGCTCTGACCTCACGGGAATATCTCTTGCAGAAACATCGCCTATCGATACTCTTGAGCTGCCAGCATCCATGACGGAGCTGAATTTTGTCAACCTTCCGAATCTCACATACCCCGGAGGTCTGACAATCGCAGGTATGTCAAGTGTGAACCGCCTCATGTTGGCCGGTTGTCCGAATGTTGATCCATACACTCTCATCAGCGGCATCGTAGGATCGTCTAATCTTCGTTACCTCCGTCTGCCGGACGTAAACATCACAGCACCATCGTCTATCCTCAAATCGCTTCGCACAAGCGGTGCTATCGGCCTCGACCCCACGGGGAGTGCCTATGAGGAAATCAATCAGTGTTCTGGTGTTACCGGCCGTTGGATAATGGAAGATCTTATCGATGATAACGAACTCGACAAAACCCGTCCCAACAGTCTCGCTGCGTACTTCCCGCAGTTGACTCTTTACAACTCGCAGTATTCGTGCGTCCGTTTCGATGATACTGACGATGATTGTCAGAATATCACGAACCTCGATAACGGCACAAGTAAAGAAGACTATGAGCCGAGCGGTCACTTTGTCAAGATATTTGACGCGGCCCACCCGTACCGATGCACATACGACACCCGAGAATCCAAGCTGCTCGCACGCCAGATTATGGATACCAACTACAATATGATGGCTGACGGCACTGAATATGATCCGACAGACCAGGCGGGCGAGGGCTTCGATGTGATGCTCGGTTTCGGCCGATATTGGTACAAAGGTGTCAATGATTTCAAGAATCAGAAAAAGTATCTGTTCGCTTGCAGTTTCGCCTCTTTGCCACTCTCTACGGCAATGAAAACCAATCGCGAGAAACTGGCCGACATTCTCGTCAAGGCGTATTCATGCGTCTACACGACCAATAACGGTACTGCACTCTCGAAAGGAGACGATTACGAAATAGTCGATAACGCCAACATGAATGTCTATGAACTCGATGTTGAGGGTATGAAGCAGGTGCGTTGGCCCGGTCTAAACAATGCGCAGATCGGCGCCGTATTCGTAGATGAGAATGACAAGGTAGTAGGTACGTTTAATATGGCTGTAAGTCATTCACTGTTCGATTTCACCTACGGCGATTATGTGTTCTGCGATGTGCCAAGCGGTGCCAAGAAAATAATATTCACATCCCCAACGGGTTTTGATGACCTCGAAGCCATTGCAGTTGACAGCGCAGCTGTAGAGGCTATCGAACCAGATTGGGTATGGGCTCCCATGCGCTTCGTCGGCATATACGGCATGAGTATCGACGCTCTTATGCGTCCTCGCTCAATCAGCGGCGTCAGGACGCGCACAGGTACCGGTACATCGGTAACGAATGCCGATTGGAAATACGATAGCGAGGGCAACATTACGAATACCTCTGTTCCAACTTCTACTATGAACTATACCCTGGCCGACATTCTCAATCTGATTGAAATGCGAGGGAAAGGCTTCCACGGCATCAGTTACGAAATCAGTAAGGACATTGCCAACCTCGTAATGGCACTTACCGGTACTCGAGACATCCAGGCTTATGCCGGATATGGCTGTGGTTCGCAGTATACGACGGGGCAGTATAATTTCAATACCTATGGCAAGGTAACAAGAAGATACTCCGGTTCTAATATTGGCAACATCATCTTCGGCATACAGAACTTCGTAGCTTGTAACTGGGAAGTAATGGATCACATAGCTTGCAATGTGCCGTCTTTCGCCCAATTTAAGAAAGACAAACGTATCGCCACAAGTTCGTACCCGATAGATACGAAGTACCATATAGTACGTAACTACGAAACGAAAGAAGAGGATGTCATTCAGGGTCTCAATAGTTCCGGATACTGTATCGGTCGAGTCAAGTTCGGTAAGCGTTGTGATATAATCGCATCAAGATTAACCACCGATAACAGCAAGTGGAATAAGAACTATTCCGACATTAATTACTATACTCATGATCGAGGCCGGTGCGTCGGTCGGTCTAGCTACAGTGCGAACGCGAATGGCGGTCTCGTCTACTCGGTCGCGAGTGACGCTTCTTCGCACTCGAATGCGGTCAGCAGCTCTCGGCTCGCCTTCAGCGGAAAATACGAAATAGTTGGAACTGCGGAAAGCGTGGCATAACGAAAAGCGTGGCTTCGGTCTCGGGCTTTGTTGCCCGAAACCGAAGCTCAACCCATATTGTCAAACCCTTAACCTCAAGAAATAACAAGAAAAGGAAACTTTCAAAAAAAGGTAGAGTATCCCATAGCCGGTGCGTCGGTCGGTCTAGCAACAGTGCGAACGCGAATGGCGGTCTCGTCTACTCGAACGCGAATAACGCTTCTTCGAACTCGAATACGAACAACAGCTCTCGGCTCACATTAAGGATAAAACGGTGCTCCCTCACCGTCAATATAATCGTAAGACTCTGCACGGTAGCGCGCCCGCCACTGCATTCTACGAGGGATACGAGCCTCGGCAACAGCAGACGAATGTCTGGAAAGCGGAAACATCACAGAAGTCCTGAAGGCTTTATTATGAATAAGATTGCTGAAATACCGTTCATGGATATAGAACTGCCGACCCAACCTATAGTTGAGCCAGTAGTCGACGTATTTCCTCTTGATAATCTAATTCACTCGATTATCGACCCTAACAATCTGTCAGAAAGTTTCGATTACCTTATCAGCCATCTTGAGAATAAACATCAGCGTGAACACTTTTGGCCCAAGAAATCAGAGTTTCTAACTCTTCTTGAGAAGCAACTCAGTGATGGATCATTCAGAGTCTACCGTGAAGATTTGCGGGAAATGAAAGTGACAGACGGCCCGAAGGCAAGGATTGTTCATGCACCACCCGTATTCAAGCGTATAGGAATACAAGCAATCATGCGGCCTGTTGAAAGCCACGTGTATCCTACCCTTATCCATAATACTGCCGCAAGCATCAAAGGACGAGGTATGCACTGGCTGCATCATGTCATGGAAAACGACCTACGGGCCGACATCGAGAACATGATGTACTATGGTCAGAGCGATTTCCAGAGTTTCTATGATTCCATAGACCAATCCTTGATGATGGAGTGTGTGAGAGAGTATATCAGCGATCCGTTAGTGCTGCCAATGATTGACAATCTGATTTGTGTGATGCCGAAAGGTCTATCCAAGGGATTGCGTTCATCACAGTGCTTTGCAAATCTCTTCCTCAGCAAACTCGACAAAAAGATGTGTGGGGTCGTCAGATGTCACTATGTAGAAGAACTCGACGCGCCTATCTATTCAGGTGAAGGATTGATTGTCGGCAAAGGTGGCAAAATTATTCGCCACCATTATTATCGGTATTGTGATGACATAGTGTTCTTCGCCCGAGATAAGAGAGAGGCGTGGGAAATATATACTGTTCTCGTAGCGGAGGCAGCTAAACTCAAGCTGACAATAAAAGTATCATTCGCGATTAGGCCGATTACAGAAGGCGTGGATTTT